ACGGCGACACAATCACACTTGGCACCGGGGCCGCGACTAATGATGAGTTGGTAATACGCGCCTATCGTGCTTTCACTGTTACTGATACAGTATCCAAAGCGTCTGGCGGCACGTTCAGCGGTGAGATTACCGCACCGTCCTTCCAGACAACGAACACCCTAGTGGACACGGCGGCGTTCCGCACCAACGACAAGACGGTCAGCGAGGACACCACCATAGCCGCCACAAAGAATGCTCTTGGCATCGGGCCGCTTACGATTGCTGATGGCGTAACAATAACGGTTGCCAGCGGTGGCAGTCTGACAATCCTGTGAGGCGCGTATGGCTTCGATAATAAATGTAGATAAAATTAGGGCTACAGGTAGCACAACGGATGGATTGCTTGTTGATTCGTCTGGTCGAATTACGCAACCGGCTTTGCCCGCATGGAGTGCATATAATTCTAGCGGGGCTTACACCAACACCAGTCCTATTGTTTTCAACTCAACAGAAGTCAATAGAGGTTCAATATACAGCACCAGCACGGGTGTTGTGACCATTCCGGTGGCAGGTGTCTACTGTATCAACTGTTATCTTTATTTAAGAGTTGACAATAGTGAAGACGGCACTCTTCGCCTACAGAAAAGCACAGATGGTGGTTCAAACTTCAGCAACGTGACATATGCGTATTGTTACCCAACAGGGGTGACGCAAATTCATGTGACGGTGACCTTGAGCCATCTTCTTGATTTATCAGCCAACGATCAACTTCGTATAACTTTTAGCGGCTCTGGAGAATATTTCAGCGGTTCTCAAGAGAGCCGGTTTAGTGGATTTTTGTTGGGGTAAACCATGAGTACACTATTCGTAGACACCATCAACGAGAAGACCAGCGGCAACGGGGTGGCGATTCCGGGGCATGTGGTTCAGTATCAAGGTCTAGCTTCGTGGAGCAATACACAAGCTAACAGCAGTTCTTCTTGGACAACCGCCGAAACAGTTTCAATCACGCCGAAATTTTCTAACAGCAAAATTTTGTTCTGCTTCAACTTCATGTCTAGACTTCGTGGCACAGCATCAAGTGAACAACGGGGCGGTTGGCGTGTGATTAGAAGCACGGATGATTTCAGTACGACAACCGCAGTTTTCAATACGATTGGTTCTGTCGAGACTCAACATATTGGTCAGAGTCATAGTGAGTTTGACACTATGATGATGGTGTCAGGAATAGACGAACCCGGAGTTGCAACCGAGGTCAAGTATCGCATTCAAGGAAAAATTCACAGTTCTGGTACGAGTTGGATTGAGTTCATTCCAAGCACTTTTGGTGGTCAGGTATTTTGCATGGAGATTGCCCAATGAGCAGCATACTGAAAGTCTCCGAAATCCAAGACCCGACTAACGGGAACACTGCCGTTTCTATTGACTCGTCTGGCTATGCAATCATGCCGCAGCGTCCAGCATTTTTTGCTCGTGCCGCTACCCAATACACTCAAACTGGAATTATTAAATATAATGATGTGACCAGCACCGGATGCTTTAATCAGGGCGGGCATTTTTCAACAACAACATACAAATTTACCGCGCCGGTAGATGGCGTTTATGTGTTCAGCAATCAAGTGTATACAGAAGGCACGAATGAATTAAGCTTTACTCTTTATCAAAACGATGTCGTTGTCGCTGGTAGTAGATGCAACTACACGAACGCGCAAAACTATCTGGGCATATCGGGAAGTTGGACGTTGTATTGTGATTCAGGACATGAAGTTTATGTGTCTACTGGTAGCACTTCGCATCACACAAACTCCGGGTATTCATATTTTAGCGGACATTTGGCGGGTTAAGACATGAGTACAGTAGCAGACGCAATCGTAGCTATCATCCCTGACGAACAGTGGGTGCTTCGTGGTGAGCCGACCACAGAGGATGAGTTCAACGCCATGTTCCGCCGCATCATCGGTGAGGACGACAATGGCAGTGCCGTCGAGTCCAGCAACCCGCACAACTGGGGTGTATCGTGGACCACGGTATCTGCAAAGAAGGCCGAGCTTGATGCCGCCGAGCCTATGAAGCTGCTTCGTGCCGAGCGTGACCGCCGTATCGCCGAGACAGATTGGTGGGCCTCTTCGGATCTGACCATGAGTACAGAGCGCACAGCGTATCGTCAGGCGCTGCGTGATATAACCAAAAGCTACAGCAGTCTTGACGACGTAATGTGGCCGACAAAGCCGGAGTAAGCGATGAGTAGAGCGCGTGAATTTGCAGACCTTGCTGGTTCGGCAGATGCCGGTGGCCTGACAGGCAGAAACCTCATCATTGGGGGATGTATGCGCGTGGCGCAGCGGGGTACGAGTGGCACAAGCACTGCGGATATTTACACAGTAGACAGATTTGCTGTAGGTCACGGCTCACCTGTAAATGCTATGACTTTTGAACAATCAACTGATACCCCTGACAACTTTAAAAACAGTTTGAAGATAACAGCGGGTACGGGTGCAAGTGCTAGTACAACAGGCTATGCTGTCTTGCGGCAAGCCATTGAAGGTCAGAATATGGCTCATCTTGGCTTTGGAACCAGTGCGGCAGAAGCCATAGTATTGTCATTTCATGTTAAATCCAGCCTTACTGGAACTTTTGGTGTAAGCATTAGAAACCAAGCTGGCACAAGAGGATACGGCGGTACTTACGTTATAAACTCTGCAAACACTTGGGAGTATAAAACTGTCGCAATCCCCGCTGACACAGGCGGCACTTGGCCTACGGACAGTGGCATTGGGTTACATATTATGTGGGATTTGGGTGCGGGTTCAAACTACGATATTGCCGCTGGTTCTTGGACAGATAGCACTAATATTATTGGTGTTGAAAGCACAGTGAAATTAACGGAAACGACTAACGCAACTTTCTTCATCACCGGCGTCCAGCTTGAGGTCGGCTCTACAGCAACGGATTTCGACCACTCAGAAAGCTATGGCGAGACTTTGGCTAAATGTCAGAGGTATTTTGAAAAATCACAACTTTACGCCGCTGGTAGTACCACTAGCGCACAAGGGTCTGGTTTTACATGGCATTACAAACAAACAAAAAGAGCCGCACCGACAATTACTAAAGGAACGACCACGGAAACAGGTGGTTACAATGGAAATATCGGCACAATTACAAATAATGTTGAGGCTCTTGGATACGAGTTTAACACCGACAGCACTACCACCGGAACCATTAGGATGGCAGTCACAGCGGATGCGGAGTTGTAAAAATGAATGAAATGAACATTACATCTGCACAGTATGCTATTGATGAAGCTACAAATCAAAATACTAGCATTGTTGCTACTATTGACGGCACGGAAATGATTATACCTCTCGCCCCCGGCAACCGTCACTACGACGAAATCATGCGGCAGGTCGCAGCCGGTACGCTGACCATTGCGGACGCCGACTGATGTTTGGCGAACTGGCACTATCTGAAAGGGCGATAGCCGCACAGGGTATCCTGTCTTTCGGCAGTTCCAGTATGATCGGCACCTTCAGCAAGGTGAGCGCAGCCGCCGGTCTGTTGACTGGCATCATGGAAGCCTCTGCTAACTTTACCCAAGACACTGACGCGGTAATGATTGCCAGCGCAGATGTCGTAAAGTCCTTCAACTTTACACAGACCACAACAGGGATACGGGTGCAGACCGGAGCAGCAAGCTCCATCTTTGATTTTACGCAAAGCGCCGCCGGGATATTTATTGGCTCTGGTGTATCTACGCTTGATGCCAACTTTACGCAAAGTAGTGCGGGCATAACAGTTGTCAGCGGTATATCAGAGCAATCGTTTAACTTTACACAGGTCAGCACAGCAAGCCTGATAGCTCACGGGCTTGCCAACATAAATACACAGTTTGATCAGACAACAGTTGGCATAGCAGTACGAACCGACAGCGCCACGATGGACTTTGCGTTTGATCAGACGACAGTCCTGAATCTTATTCGTGTGGGCGCAGCAACAATAGAAGCTGTTTTTGTAATGACAACAGACGGCGGGCTGTTGTGGGAGCGTATAGATCCTGGCGGTTCTCCGAATTGGGCAGCAATCACACACAGCGGCGACTCGTGGACAGAAATCTCTACAGGTGGTACAACAGATACATGGACAGAAACGGTGGTTTAAATGGCTTCCACATATACAGCAAACAGTGGCATTGAAAAACCCGGCACCGGAGAACAGTCAGGTACTTGGGGCGCAACCACTAACACAAACTTTGACATTATTGATCGTGTGCTTAACGGCGTCGGCACACTTACGCTAACAGGCACAACCACCACGTTAACCACGTCAGATGGTGCGTTGTCTGATGGGCATTATAGGGTTTTGGTTCTGGGGGGGTCTCCTTCTGGCACTAACACAATAACCATCAGCCCTAATGACCAAAGCAAGTTTTTCGCGGTGTATAACGGCTCTGGGCAAAGTGCTGTGTTTACTCAAGGCAGTGGGGGTAACGCCACCGTTGCAGACGGTGATTTTGCTTTGATTTATGCAAACGGCGCTGGCGCGGGTTCGGCAGTGACGTTAATGGCATTCCCAGTTACGTCGGGTCAGATCGCTGCGGACGCTGTAGCGACGGCCAAAATCGCAGATAGCGCGGTAACTTCCGCCAAGATAGCGGACGGCACAATAGTCGCTGGGGATATGGCAGATGATGCAGTAACCGCAGCAAAACTTGCTAGTGATGCTGTCGTAGATGCAAGTGTTGCTTCTGGAGCAGCAATCGCATTTAGCAAAATGGCAAACCTTACGACATCTCGTGCGTTGGTTTCAGACGGCAACGGCGATGTATCTGTAAGCGCTGTCACAAGCACAGAGATTGGTTACTTGGACGGCGTAACCAGTAACGTACAAACACAGATCGACAATATTGCTGGATATCCTCAAGTCATCACAGTCCTGACATCAGGTTCTAGCTATTCAATTCCTTCTGGAGCGCAAGCGGTACTAATTAGAGCTTCCGGCGGCGGCGGCGGCGGTGCTGTTTGGCGGTTTTCTGGAAATCAAGCAGCAAATGGCACGGCGGGTAGCGATACAACTGTGTCTAATAGTACGTTGAGTATTTCCGTAACAGCCAAAGGTGGTAACAGGGGTATTAACGCTACCTCTGGACTTTCAGATTTCTTAACAGGAGATTCTGGCGGAGACGTACAAGAGGGTTCTGGCGCTGCCGGAGGATCATCCTACAAAGACAACTTTGACGTGGATATGGGAGATGGCCGCCCTGCTAACCTAGTGACAAAATATGTAACAGGATCAAACGTCGGCGGAGAGACTTTAACTATTTCTATCGGCGGGGGCGGTGCTGGTGGTAGCGCGGGTGGTGCGACTGCTGCAACGGGAGCTTCTGGATACGTTGAAATTTGGGTGTGGTAGATGCCGCTTACAAAATTACAGTTCAGGCCCGGTGTAAATCAAGAAATCACCTCGTATTCTAACGAAGGTGGCTGGCGCGATTGTGATAAAATCAGGTTTCGTTTCGGATACCCCGAAAAGATGGGTGGTTGGGAAAAGTATAGCTCTTCTACATATCTTGGTTCTGCTCGTGCCCTGCATAACTGGATCGCGCTTGACGGCTCTAATTACTTGGGCCTTGGCACTCACCTTAAATACTATATCGAAGAGGGTCAGGGTCTTAACGACATCACTCCGATCCGACTGACCACAGGTGCGGGAGACGTGACTTTTGCAGCCAGTAATGGAAGCACAACAATCACTGTCACAGACGCTTCGCATGGCGCGTTCGAAAACGACTTTGTAACATTTTCTAGCGCGGCGTCCCTCGGAGGAAACATAACGGCTGCTGTTCTCAACAAAGAGCATCAGGTAGTAAATGTGCTCGATGCCAACACATACACCATCTCTGTAAGCGTTGCCGCTAATGGTTCTGATACTGGGAATGGCGGCGGCAGTACAGTTGGCGTTTATCAAATTAACGTGGGCCTTGATACTACTGTTGGCGGCACTGGTTGGGGTGCGGGCACCTGGGGAAGAGACGGTTGGGGAGATGCTGCATCTGGTGGCTTGACGACTACAAATGAAATACGTCTGTGGTCGCATGATAATTTAGGAGAAGACCTTCTCATTAATCCTAGAGATAGTGGCATATTCTACTGGGACAAAACAAACAACCTGTCAACAAGAGCCGTTGAACTTTCTACTTTAACTGGTACGAAACGCAGTGTTCCGCAGATTGCTAAACAGGTTCTTGTGTCTGATCAAGACAGACATGTTATTGCTTTTGGTTCAGACGGACTTGGTGGAGCTTCGGATACGCAAGGTGACGGCACACAAGATCCTTTGTTAATTCGATTCTCATCGCAAGAGAACCCGATTGATTGGTATCCAACATCCACCAACACTGCTGGTGATCTGACACTTGGAGCCGGGTCTACTTTTGTGCAGGCGGTGGAAACCAAACGAGAGATTCTGGTGTGGACAGACACCGCTCTGAACTCGATGCGGTTTATCGGGCCACCTTTTACTTTTGGTCTACAGCAGCTTGCCTCGAACATCACCATCATGAGTCCGAACGCTGCCGTCGCAACCGAAGACGTTGTTTACTGGATGGGTATCGACAACTTCTATGTGTACGCGGGTCAAACTCAGCAGCTTCCATGCACGGTCAAAGACAAGGTGTTTTTGGACTTTAACCTAGAGCAGTCTGACAAGGTTGTTTCAGGCATCAACTCTGAATTTTCGGAAGTGTTTTGGTTTTACCCATCTGCTAGCAGCACTGATAATGATCGTTATGTTGTATACAACTACGGCGAGAAGGTTTGGTACTTCGGCAACCTCAGTCGTACAGCATGGCTGGATCGTGGTGTCAGAACATTCCCGATAGCTACCGGCAGCCAGTACATATACAACCACGAACTTGGCTATGATGACGATGGATCTGCGATGGACTCCTTTATTGAGTCCGCTGCGATTGACATTGGCGACGGAGACAAATTCACGTATATACAAAGAGTGATTCCGGACCTTACGTTTAACGGGTCAACCAATCTTAGCAGTCCTCAAGCCACGTTTACTGTTAAGGCTAGAAACTTCCCCGGTGCGAGTTTCGACAACACAGCCTCGGGAGATGCTATTCGCACAGCTAGTTCGCCAGTCGAGACCTTTACGAACCAGTTGTTTTTACGAGCACGGGGCAGGTCTTTTGCTTTGCGTGTGGAATCGCAAGCATTAGGGGCTAAGTGGAAACTTGGCAGTCCGCGAATTGATTTGCGGCCAGACGGGAGACGCTAGTGTCATCAAATCAGATAGCACCGCCAAGACTGCCTGAGCCGCCGTTAGACTATACGCAGCAGTATATGTCAGATTTGACTCGTGCGCTGGAGCTTTTTATTTCGCAAGAGCGTAACCCCGGAGAGTTGCGCGGGACAAAGATTACGTTGACCGAACTGCCGACTAGTGCGTCTGGACTGGAGACAGGCGCTCTGTATAATGACAGTGGTACAGTGAAGGTG